CAAGTTCAGCTTGAATTGCTCGTTGTTGCGGCAGTAAGTTTTCATCCATTTTTCCATGTACCGGACATTTTTTCTTGCCTTTTTCTTTGCAGCAGCATTTGGATTTTTTACTTTCTTTCACTTCGTCGCAAGAACATTCACTCATCCAATTACCGCATTCGTTACACTTCTTGCCTTTAGATTTCTTTGATTCTGCAACAAATTCTTTATATTCCGCAAATAAACTTTCATACGCTTCTTTATGATGTTTATCTTTTCCGACCAGTGCGTTGCTGAAGTTATTATCTACATCGCCTTCACCGTTCGCCCAATTTCCTTTAGCTTTTCCTTCTTCTTCAGGACTATTATCATAAACTCGTTCATTGCCAGGATTCATGCTATCTTCTTCAATATCATGTTCGGTATCCATCATAGACAATAGACGTTTCATGTCATCACCGTGGCTAGGTTCGGCTTTCATAGGTGGAGCACTGATAACCTTGGTCGGTGATTCCGGATTATCCATTGGCATATGTTCTGGTTCAACTTTGTGAACGCCTGCTAGCCCCATAAGATCCTTAAGCATACCGCTTAATTCTTCTGCACTACCTGCAGTAACATTAATTGTGGCAGGGGTTTTAGGGCTAGGCATAGTTCCCATCATTCCACATTCTTCAATGGTTTTTTTAACGCCAGCTAGATATTGCAAGCTTCTTGTATCTAAATTTTCCATTGTTGATTCCTTATTATTTTTTGAATCACTCATAATTATTTTTTCCTTGGGTCTTTAGCCTGTTTAATAGGACTTGTATTATTTTGCTTATCTTCGACGTTATATTTCACTTTAGTTTCGGTAGGAATTTCTTCGCCGCGTGCTTTACGTTGTAATTTTAATAATTCGTTTAATTCTTTAACGAAACCAGTATTATATTTGTCACCGTAATAGTCTTCGAATTTAGCATTTTCTGCTTCTTCGTAATTAGAATTGTTTAATAAAGCACCTTCACGCTGTGGTGTTTCTTGTTGATATTCTTCTAATGGTTCGGTCGGGCTACGAACAACTACTCCGTCTTTACTAACTCCTAAATTAGTAGCAAGGTAATCTCGTAATTCAAATTGTGTAGTCGGATAATTTAAACTGGTTTCAAAAATTGTTACTTCGGAGTTTTTAATCTTAGGAAAATCCAAAGGTAAATGTTGAATTGGTGTTATACCGACTTTTTTGAAATCACCGACATGAAATTTTTCTAATAATGATTTCATCAATTGTTCTTGTTCGTTAGTAACTGTTCCTGCAAATTTGATGCGAAAATCCCATTTCTTAGCACCAGTTACTTCGTTAAAATAAAGTTTAAAATTTTTCATAGTATTATGCTGTCCTATGCTTTATTTATTTCAAATTCTTAAGTTTTTCCAAAATGGAATTGCGATCGGTCATTATATAACCTTCGCCTTGAACTTCATCTACTTGGCCATGTTTTTTATCTATAGCCAATTTCTTAAGTTGTAGATCAACCATTTTTAACTTTTTATCAATCTTAGCACTTTTAGCTTGTATAGCAGCATTCATCATATTAGCAGCAACTTCGAACATACGTGCGCCATATCGTGCTTCAACATTCATACCTAGATCCATTAGATCATCGTATGCTTGTTCAGCTTTTGCAGCCAATGCATCTAATTCACCATCTGCCATATCACCTAAACCTTTAACACGAGGTAATGCTGCAGCGATTTTATCAAATTGCTCGAGTTTTTCTTCTAGGTCAATGATAGGAACTGCAGGAGCTTCTTTAGGAGGAATTACAGTTTCATCTTTTGGGTTAATGTTTAATACTTCTTCTAACTTACGTGTCATGTGTCACCTATATAAATCTTTTTCAGTTATTATTCTAAACTGGAGTTTATTTTGTTTGCACCAATTTTGTGCCGCAGCCCATTTGACTTGATTGCGTATAAATTGTGCTTGGTTATACTTATTCTTTCCTACGCTTTCTCGTAACGTTTGGTTGACTGGTTTGATTTCCCAGAGCTCTGCATGTTTTTTATTATTCTTATCAACAAAGACTACTAGGAAATCCGGAACATAAATTGTCGCCTTGCCTGTTAATGGATCTTTATAAGGTATTTTTATACTTTCACTAGCCCATTGATGTATGGCAGGGTTTTCATCACACATCTTCATTACATGGAATTCCCAACTACTACGATAACGAGGATTATGATTTCCTACATATTTTTCAGGATTCTTTACAGCATAAACACCTTGGCTGAATTTTAAACTCATGGTAATACGTTACGTAGAACTGTTTCAGATGGACTAGATAACTGTGATGTGCCTAAAAAACTTGTATTGAGTCTATTATAATTTAAGATTTCAGTAACAAGCCCGCTTATTTCTACAGAACTTGAACCTTTTAATGTATCCAAAATTTGCATAGCGCTATATCCATCATTAGCTGCTTGTGTTAAAATTATTATAGCTGTTCTTTCAGCGCTAACGCTGTCAAATCCTCTAGCTTCAAAAAACCCTACCATGGCCATAAGATCATTATTACTGATGCTTACAGGTAATGAATAAAAATTATTAAAAACTTTAAGTGTTTGATCCGAGCTAGAAGGAACTTTTTGTGGTGGTAAGTTACTATATAAAGCCATTTGTTATCCTTAAACGTTTCTCATTACAGCAGTAGTTACATTGTCTACCGTGGTAGGGATCGGAACCGATATTCCTGCAGGATTAACATTTTGACTGCTGCTTAAAGGATCCGAATATATACTATTGTTATTTAATTGATTAATATTCGATAACGTACTTCTTAAGATACCTGTTCCATTTACAATTAAACTTCTATTTGATAAGTTCTTTGCATTTCTTATAAGGTTAGCGGCTTGCAATGCATTATTTAAAAGATCTAATGGACTTCCGCCCGGATTTGTACGAGCACCGAATACTGCAGATGAATCCTGAGGTAAAGGATCCGCAATAGTTCCGCCAACATGTAACGGACTCGGAGTTTGATCATAATGTTCATTAAAGAAGCCAGGAGTTTCACTAGTAACTTTATTGTTAGGTGATGTATTATAAATTACTGTTTCATATTCTAAAGTCATCTTTGAACCTAGCATTAAATTCCCTTGAGCTTGATTTAACCCGTCATGAGACCAATCTTTAATGATAGGATTTACTATTTTAAATAATGTATATTTCTTTTGATGAAGCTGATAAACATCAATTGATCTAAAAAATTGTTCTACTTGACCATTATTCAATCCATAAGAATAATAATCTTGATTAGCATTATATTTGGTATTAGAATATTTAGGTATAGAATTAGATGATACATTTTTTGTTGTAGCATTTAAACTATCACCGTAATAATATTGATAATAACTTTTCCACAAGTTCGTAGTAACATTTGACATATCATCGTGAAACCCGATAGATAATGTTCCATAATTTAGTTTCTTTTGTATATATGTGGTTCTGTTATATTGATTTAACTTTTCTGTTTCGACAGTAAACTTCGGCATATCTACAGTTTTAGCTAATATCCCTACTGTTCCTTTATTCTTGCCGTACCAGTCTTGAAATTCTTTTAAAAATGTAGTATCTTTAATAGAATTGATAATATTAGAATTTATGTTTAATACTACATAATAAATCCAGCCCGGTTTGGGTGTTAATGCATAATTATTAGCAACATAGAGCCTATTAGCATGTTGATAATCTCGTAAATTAACCCCGTTATCATTAACTAAAAAATTTACAAATCTGTTTGACATATCTTTATTTAGCCATAAAAAAACCCGGTTTTACCGGGTCTTTTTACAGTTTATAAAACTATATTAACCTGTAGCTAATGTACGTACAGTTCTTCCAACATTAACACCGATGCCGTTTGGAACACCAGCACCGTTAATTTGAATTGCATTATCATAACGAAGTGTTATAGTAATATCTAACGGATCACTGGTTTTGTAATCGGCATTTTTATAAGATACTTTTTGTATAAAGCAACCATCAAGTTCGAATGTTTCTAATATATTTGGCTGGAACTGGCCATTTCCACCATCTAATATTTCTATTAGAGTTGAAAACTTATAATCAATACCACTAGCAGCACTAGCTTGTTCATAGAAATCGAATTGTTTCTGGATTTGTTCGCCAACTAATTTACTAACTGAACCATTAATATCATCACGAATAACCATATCAATATCGCCCCATGATGGTTTACCAGCTAGCTTAATTTTGCTGTTATACACATCTAACGTGATATCTTCGAATGAAGGAGACGGTCTAGCTGTGTTCATAACCTGTTTGGTTAATTCAGTTGTAGGTTTGCTAACTCCAAATCCTTGAAATAATACTCGAAATCTATATGAAAGTTTCGGCATTAACAATCCCTGGTTAGTTGGGGATTGATTTCCTTGTAGTGGAACTCCGAATCTGCTTAAACTGGAAATTGCCATTTAAATGCTCCTTGTCTCTTTTATTTACCTTTAAAACGTACCTGCTGCGATAGCACCAGTATTAACCAATCGTAATGGAATGTAGATAAATTCTACAGCCTTAACTGGTTCAATAGCAATGTCCATCCATAATTCATTACGATCGATTCTAGCTGGTGTATTATTCGATTCATCACATACTACAATAAAATCGTATAATGCTCGTTGCCCTACTAATTCTAATAGTAAGCTTTCTGTAGCGGCTTTAATTTCGTCTCTTGTAATTTTATCATTTGGTTCGAATAAGAATGGTTTGGCTAAAATGTCTAATTGTCTACGTAAGTAGCAAACTAATCTAGCTACACCAACACGATCAAGCGCACTGGTTGCATTAGCACGAGTATATTCTCCCATCACAGTTAGACCAGAACCAGTCAATGTTGCAATCGGATTAATATGACCATTTTGAGCCATAACATCTCTTAAACTTTCGTATAAAGATGTTGTTATAAACTCGCCAGTTTCCGAATCGACATACCCTACCGAAGTAGCATTATCGACGGTGCCTCGACGCAATCCTGCCGGTGCAAACCAAGGATAGCTAACACTATCGCTTCTAGCAATTGTGCGTAATATCATATGGCTCGGTGGAACTACGATATTGTTACCTAAGTTATCATTTGTATAACCACTTGGATAATAAACCGCAGTATAGTTATCGTAACTTACTAATCCTACGTCACCATTATCAAGAGCATTATTGGTATTATTACCATATGCTGCTAATGAAGTACCATCTGATGGCAAGTGGAACGGAGTATCACCAATTACTAATGCTGTCTGATAACGATCAGTGTTTAACCCGATCATATTTTGAATAGCTTCTGGATAACCCGGGCAAGCAATTAAATTGAATACTAGAGAATCAGTATCTCTAATAGCTTGATTAGTATCAATTAATGATTTAAGTGCTTTTACTACCACTGATCTCTGTGCATTAGGACCAAATGAACCAACACCTGAATTATCATTAGGACTTGCAGTTACCCAACGATCTGCAAAATAAGGTGTTGTACCATCCATCTGATCGGTCGGTACACGAATGTTATAACCATTATTAGCATAAATGTTGATATAATTTTGTACATATTTCTTAACATTAAATCCACTGCGACGTGTATTCCATAGGCGTGTACCTTCAGGATATAGTGCAGGGTCCGGGCAATCCGGATCAACATAGTTACTGCTTAATAAGTCAGTGATCGATGACGGAGTAGTTGATTGTCCAGTAGTTGCCCAACGTGCATCTGCAAATAACCAACCGTTGGATGTTACATGATCTGTTACATCTTGTAAAATCCATTTGTTGCTAGTACTAGCAGCGCTATTATAGACATAAATCATTTTACCGAAATTTGCCATATCAGCTGTACTAACCCAAATATCACCAGTTGCCAATGTATTGCCTTTGCTATTTAAGACAGGCTGAGTGGCAGAAATTATAGGACCATTCGGATCTGTTGTAGAATTAAATGGCGATCCAGATGCTTTATATCCTAACCATTTACCGCCGTAATTATATAAAATATCTACGTCATCTATTGAAGGGTTGTACCATAATTGACCATCTGTTGGGATAGTATATGGTGCAGTCGATGTTGCAGTATAACTTAATGGCTTCCAATTACTTGCTCTAAGAGTGAAACCATCTGCATCATACATACCTGCTTCGTATAGGTTCGGTGTTCCGGTATATCCTGTAGTTGTAGGTTCCCACCCAGAGAAACTTAATGTGCTTCCAGTACCGCCTGTTAATGGATTGTTAGTTCCGTCTTTCAATTTAAAATCACCGCCTAAGCTATGACTAATTGAAAGTACTCCAGTTCCACTATTATATGCTGCTGATACATTTGTTAATCCTGCAGCACTTAATGACGTTACAAACTGGCTAGGTGTAGCATTTGCAGGAACGGTAACAGTAGCAGTATTATAGAACCCTGTTTTGCCTGCAAGTGTTTCCGAAATTTGGAAACTACTTGATGTGCCTGGGAATGTAAATGTATTTGCTACAGTTTGTGTAATAGTTGTAGGAGCTGTGGCACTTCTTCTCCAAATAGTGAATTCTGCTAGTGCAACCGAACTTGTACTTGCTCCTGTTCCGTGATCATAGTTGCTTTCAATAAACAACGAACCAACAGGAATACTACGGCCGCCGCCTGAGTCTAAAGTAGATAATGCGACATCGGTTGTTGGGTAAATTGGTGTCGAAACACTGCCCCATGTTTGAGTTGCCCCATTATAATATTTTATCGACCAGTTTGCACCATTATTTGGAATTGTAGTCTTGATCCATAAGCTACCTGTAGCATTCCCATTGCCAGTGAGCGAAGAACCACTAATACTAATACCACTAGAATATCTAGGAACTTGAGTATGTGCTTGAATTGCTATTCCAACAGGTGCATATGTTCCTGTTTTAAATCCAAATTTAGTTGGAGAATCAGTACCTGCAGTTATATTAATGGCGCCATCTGGTGCGCCTCCAGTTGAACTTGCAGTTGCATCTGCAAATAATGCTAGGTAACCATTGATTACTTGTGCTCCGAACCCATATGAGTAGCCTACTGCATTAATACTATTAGCAATACCCTGTGCAGATACATCCGATGATAATGTAATCGCTTGGCTATTGATCGAAAATGCATTTGTTCCAGTAGTGATGCTTGTACCAAGTCCGGTACTAGTAACAACAGGAATACTAGTTTGCCAACATGAACTTGCCGACCACCCACTCATATTCCAATTTGTTTCTCGATTAGTTCCAACAACTACCCAATTGTTTGACCAACTCTTATACCATAATTGATTAGTGTTAGCGGATGTATTAACTAAAGCATATGAACCTACAGTTCCGAAACTTGGATTCGGTGTGTAATAATCACCGGAGAACCCTGCAACAGTAGCTGCATTAGAATCATCAATAATTAAAGGTGTTACATTATTAAATACCTTGTTGGTATTATCCCATTGACTAATTCCGTAAACTGAATTTGCAGTATCTACCCAATAAGTTCCGGATACCGGAGGCCCATTTGGAATACTGGTTGTTGGTTCTAATTGACTTAGATCAACATCTGCACGGACTACATATGCTTGGCTACTAGCTCCTAATAAACTATAAGCTGCTTGCAATCCATATTCATTTAATTCACCTGCATTTACAGGATTTCCACTAGCATCTGTTTCGAAATACGGAGTTCCGAATGTATCGGATAGATCACGTTGACTAGTGATTGTCCATACTTGGCCGGCGTTGGCGTCTAATGTTCCAACGGCTGTGCTAGTAGCACTAGCATTTGACTTATTACTTGCAGATGCTACAAAAATTAAAGGTACAGTTCCCGGTGCGGCAGGTACATAAAAACTTTCATTAATAACTGAAACTTGTACGCCGGGTGAATTAAGTGTTGCCATTTATCGATCTCCTTAAAGGATGGTTAATTTTATTTATCGGCAATTTGGTTTTTTCGCCGGTTAAATACTTGGTTAAAAGGGCGCGATAAAGGGACTGATCTATGAGGAAATTGTGTAAAAAATGCAACCAAAGACCGGTTGCTATTAATTATTACAAAAATAATAAAGCATACTATAGAACACAATGTGATCACTGTTCTAGAGTTTCTAAAAATGGAATCCCAAAATGGGCTAAAGCTGGTTATAAGAAAAAATTAAAATGCGACAAATGCGGCTATACTAGCAAATGGCCCGAACAATTTAACGTCTATCATATCGATGGGAACTTGAATAATTGCAGATATGATAATCTCAAGTCAATCTGTGCCAATTGCCAACGGCTACTTCATACGCAACATTTACCTTGGCGTCAAGGAGATTTGGTACCCGACTACCCGCCATTTACTAAATATTAATGCTCTTCGCGACACGCCAATGCCCAAGAGCTCTAACATAAAGGAACTATGCCAGCAATGTATTTACAAAACAAATATACCCTATGGTATTTTAATATTATCAATAATGCTAAACTCCGAATACTTTCAAATGAGTGCCGCAGCAAAAGGAAGATTTAGAAGTCCAGAAACAATTGCCAAGTGGAGAGAGTCTATGATAAAAAGAAAAAATTTAGATTTTTAAATTATATCTAATACTATCGATCTAACAAACATTGTAGAATTGATTTTAACAATAGATTCAAGCTGACTAAACAAATCTTGTTTACTACCATTATTTTCTAATACGTAATCAAAGTCTGTTCCAATCCAAGACCATTCGCTAACATGTACATCCGGGTAAGCGTTAGGCATTAATTCTTTGTGTTCTAAAGCTAGATTATACCATTCAGGATCCGGCCCTCTACGAATTCTAATTAAAATTCCACCATTATTTTTAATAGATTTAAGCTCATTTGGAAAACGGCAATCAGAAATAACAATATTATTTGTAGAACTTTTTAGTCGATTTTCAAGGCTAGCAATCCAGATATCGTCGTGAAACCCTTGCCGACAAACTTCAGTTCCCCAGTGCTGTAATACCCATCGAGGAGTTAATTTGGGCATATTTAACCTAGCAGCCCACCAAGTATCTACTTGCTCTCTCCATTCTCTAGCTTCTTCTGTAAGCCCTTCAAGCAGTTCTCGATTCCACCCAAATATTGCGGCAACAGAATCTTTAAGATTGCTAGCAAAACTTTCTCTTATAAAATTATGATGATTTACTAGATAATCTGCTGCAGTATCTTTACCTGAACCGATAAACCCGATAACACCAACGATGAATGTTTTTTTACTTTCTATGTTTGCATTTATCACCGTGCCATCTCCTATAATTCATTGGGTCAAATTCTTTTTTGCAATTATAACAAAGTTTTTTTGGAGCTGCAAGTTTTTCTTGCCTCTTTTTTTCCCTTTGTTCCGGGCTATGTTGTTTTCCATAAAATCCATTCTTTTCTCCTCTCAAAGATTCGCTTATTTTTTGCTTAGTTGAATCTCTATGAGGAATTCCTTTATTTGGCGCTATTTTTCCTTTTCTATTTTTTGATGCACTTTCTTTCCATGCATTGGATTTTGGTTTAGATGCCGATTTACTCATTTTCTGTCGGGTAGCATCACTATGTTTCCTGCCTAAAAATGTCCCAGCTTCTGTTTTAAATCTTTCTTTTTGAGAAATCGAAATTAATTCCTTAGTTTGATCACTAATTATTCTATTTGATAGTTTTTCTTTTGTTTCAAAAGTATGCTTTTTTCCAAAAAAAGGATTATTTTCTCCTGACATTCTTTCTGACATTTCCTTTCTTTTGTCATAAGTCCATTTTTCTTTCATAATCTTTGATAAATCATTTTTTAATTTATCAAATATTCTAGAAGTGATTTTATATTGCCTTTGTTGATTTTTGTTATTAGCTATCATCATTGATAATGCATGTATCATTTTTGCTTTAAATTCTCCCTCAGTCATTTTTACTAGCAACAAATGGCAAATAAAATGTTCCCTCGCTGTTAATGTAACTAGGTTAGTAGTATCGTTTGAACCGGCAAGACTTTTTGGAATAATATGGTGAGTTTCAACATAGCCTTCTAATTTTCTATTAGTTGCTCTTTGTATAATTTGATAATACCATTTGTTGTACTTATTTTTTATAAACATATTACACTCCATATAATATATTTATTAGAAGTGGATAAGATAAAAAAATTATGAGAACATTATAAAATGTCATTAAAGCACTTAATCAACCAATAACAAATGTAAGAGGCTGTCCGCCATCTTGATAAGTTTTAATTTCTTCATCAAGTTTCTCAGCCATTTCTTTACCTTCGTTTTTAAGAGCAGTACCGTTAAGGCTAGATCCTCCTTGAGGTCCTGCAATTTGATTAAATTTTTCGCGTGCTTCGCCTAGCATTATTTTAGACATTGCTAATGCGTAATCTCTAATCCAAACTCCGGCATAAGGATCTTGAAATAGATTAAAATCTGGACGATAATTGTACATCCAAACTAATACATTTTCTTCGGTTTGAGGACGTTGGCTTACACGTAGCTTTTTAGTTTGAGGATTATAATCAAAGTTAATAAAACTACCAAACATCTTACCCACTAGATTTTGATAAGCAGAAAATGCAAAATAAGTGCCTAACCCACCCATGTTACTGCTACTTAACAAGTAAGTATTGGTGTAAGCCAAATTAAAAGGCTCAAATAAACTACCGCCGTCACCGCCGCCTGAACGAGATCCGATACTACGACGGAATAATTGTCTAACATGCATTACTTCTTTGGGCATGAAGTATTCATTTTGATCAACTTGTAGCGTGATAAATCCGAAACTTTCTTCTGTACTATTTTGGCTACGTTGACGATAGCGTAATAAGGCTTTATCAATAGCGGTATTATAGTGTATTGGATCGAGCTCGACATCTACAAGACCTTCACCTAAGAAGGTTTTAATGTAATTAATAACTGCCTGTCTCTCGTTTTCTAAGTCATTCATACAAATATTTATCAATAAATACAGTACTATGCCCCGCTTAAGTTTATATAGACCAGAAAAAGGTAATGATTTTAAAATGATTGATCGTTTAATTAACGAACAATTTCAAGTCGGCGGAACTGATGTTTTAATACACAAATATTTAGGACCAGTTACTCCTTCCACTCCTACTCCTACAGTGCCCGTTAATACAAACCCTGTTTCCGAATTAGGAATACAAGATGTATTATTAATGGAAAACCGTGATCGTCATTATGAACCTGATGTTTATAAAATACGCGGAATATATACTATGCAAGATACTGTGTTTAATTTAGCGCAGTTTGGATTGATGTTGAATAATGATGAGATATTAATGCATTTTCATTTACGTGGTTCTTTCGAATCATTAGGAAGAAAGGTAATGGCGGGCGACGTACTTGAATTACCTCACCAAAAAGACGAATATGCATTAGATGCTCCTAATATAATGGTAGCATTAAAACGTTTTTATGTTATTACAGAAGTTACTCGTCCTAGTACAGGATTTAGCCAAACATGGTATCCACATTTATTGCGTGCTAAATGTCAACCATTGGTAGACAGTCAAGAATATGCAGAGATTTTTGCACAGGACAGCGGCAATGGGGATGGTTCTACATTGAAAGATATACTTAGTACATACAACCAAAGCATTTCTATTAATAATGCTATTATTGCACAAGCAGAAGCTGATGCATTAACTAGTGGTTATAATACTCGTAGTTACTATGTGATACCTACAAAAGATTCTGGTCTAGTAGATACTGAAGATGCTAGTGATAGTGTTAACACTGTCGACAATGAAAATGCAGCATTAGACGCAAGTATTATATTAAATGCCCCTCATAGAGATATCTACATTGGTTATCTAACAGGTGACGGAATTCCTCCAAATGGGGTTCCGTTTACTTCTGGCATTGAATTTCCGGCACCAACATTTAATGGGCAATTCCATTTACGAACAGATTTTTTCCCGAATAGACTGTTTCAATGGAATGGTAATCATTGGGTAGTATTCGAGGACAACGTTAAGATGACAATGACCAATAGACCGACAGATGGATTGCCGGCAGCTAACACTTCAACTAGACAGACACTCAAAGGTAGCTTTATTAACAATGTTAATACCGCTACTATTGCAGGTCAAATTGTCCCAGAGAGACAGGCACTTAGCAAAATACTTTTACCAAAGGCGGATAACTAATGTACATCTATAAATTTACACATATAGAAACCGGAAAATTATTGATGGCAAACGAGTTTGGTTAGATAAGGAGGCGTCAGTTTAACGCTGATGTAATAATATTTCTACATTTTTTTATGATGGTCAGATCAAGCGTTACTTAACTCAATTCATGAGATTGATGAGTAACTTTTGTTATCAAGATGCGAATGGTGTTGTTCGACAAGTTCCTGTAAGATATGGAGATATGACAAGACAGGTTGCAGCGATTCTCAATAAAAATAGTGAGAACGTGATGCCTACTGCTCCATTCATCGCCTGTTATATTAAGGATGTTAAATTCAATAGAGATCTAATGCAGGATCCTACTTTTGTTAGTAAAATCAATATAAGAGAAAGAGATTTTGATTCCGGATCAGATCAATATCTTAATACACAAGGCGGGAATTATACTATTGAAAGATTGATGCCTACCCCTTATAAAATTACATTTAATGCCGATTTATGGACCACTAACACTGATCAGAAATTGCAATTATGGGAACAGATCACGGTACTTTTTAATCCTAGTATCGAACTTCAGACCACTGACAATTATATTGATTGGACTAGCTTAAGTGTATTGGAATTATCCGACGGTAGTGTTTTTGAAACTAGAACAGTGCCCCAAGGTGCAAATAATGATATGAGTATTGCTACTTTGCAATTCGAAGCGCCGATATGGATTACACCACCTGCTAAAGTTAAAAAGTTAGGAATTATTACTAAAATCATTGCAAATATATTTGAAGAACCTTCAGGTACAGGGCAAGCAGGCGGGTATGCTGATGCGTTAATAGGCGGAAATATTTTCGGTGGGGTTAAACCTGATGCGAGAGAAGTGATTACTCCTTTTAATTTTGGAGTATTGGTATTGAATAATACTGCAGTTCTAGTTCCTAATGAAGAAAGTAATATCAATGAAGGATGGGTCAGCGTAGATGATGTGCCAAACAGGCCTTCATGGTTGCAGATATTAGATCTATATCCTGGAAAATTTACTTCGGGGTTAAGCCAGTTAAGATTAACAAAGCCGGATAATACCGAAATTGTAGCCTATATGACATTGAATGCGTTGAATAGTGGGTTAATGAATTTAAATTTTGATACCGACACAATTCCATCAAATACGCAACTAGCAGATTATTCTAATACCTACATTAGAGGAACTATAGATGCTATTGTTAACCCGCAAACGTTCAATCCTAATTCAGTTGCAGGTAAAGGAATCGATAAACGATATCTAGTATTGGAAGATGTGGTAATTAACCAAGGTGAAAATGTAACTACAGCATGGAGTGGAGCTGGGCCATTAAGTGGGTATCCCGCAGAGACAATCGCACATGCTAATGATATTATTCAATGGGATGGGTTTCGTTGGTGGATTATTTTCAATTCTCAGAATATACAAACAGTAACATACATAACTAATGCGTACACTGGTATACAATACAAATGGGATGGGTCACAGTGGTCTAAATCATTTGAAGGAGTATATACCAATGAAGCATGGCGTATGGTACTATGAATGAAATAATATGTTCCGGTGGATTATTTTTAGCTAAAGATACGAAAAGATTTTTATTTCTGTTACGTACTCATTATAAAACCGAAGGTACGTGGGGTTTAGTAGGTGGTAAAAGAGAGCCTCATGATAGTACTTTATATGATACTCTAATCAGAGAAGTCAATGAAGAAGTTGGAAAAACGCCTACAATTAAAAAAGTTATTCCTTTAGAATTATTTGTAAGTAAGGATCAATTATTTCAATATAATACCTATGTTTTATTAGTCGATAGAGAGTTTATTCCTACTCTTAATTCTGAACATAATGGCTATGCTTGGTGTGATTTAGGATCGTGTCCTAGACCATTACATCGCGGTGTACGGACTAGTCTCATGAATAAGGTCAATCGAACTAAGTTAGAACTACTTTTAGAGTTAATTTAAGACCAGGTAAATCTAACTATTCCACAAGATCCATGATTTCCTGTTAAAGCGGTACCCGGGCCACCGGCTCCGCCGCCGGGACTAGTAATTCCTGTAACTGCTGGTCCGCCTGCTCTAAGGCAAGCTACTCCCGGATTGCCGGACAAATTTATAACATTTCCGCCTGCAGCAGTCGGGCCACCGCATCCAGATGCACCACTTTTAGAATATCCTCCCCATCCTCCGAATGCTGTCATTGTAACCAGTGGAGTGAACCCACAACTAGGTGCAGATGATACTATCGAATTTGTGCCGGAACTGGCTCGAGTATTATTATTAGAGCTAGCAGGAGCTCCTGCTCCACCTCCGCCGACGGTGAAATTTATTTTTTTACCCCAATAAGAGCTGTATGGAGTTGGTAACGTGTATGAACTTCTTGAATATGCTCCGGATCCGCCGCCTCCTCCGCAGGTACAGATTGGAATAGATCCTCCTCCTCCTCCTCCTCCTCCGCCCCAAACTTCGACAATAAAACTCACAGTTCCTGACGGGATAGGAACAGTTCCTGAACCGGCAGTAGATGAACTAAATGCTCCCGTACTTCCTTTAGCTTCGCCGGCAAAACTATGCAAATATATTGGATTAGTAGAGGGAATGTTTGTAGTATTCGGCGAACATCCTACATATGGACCTGTAGGAGATTTTTTATAAGAACTTAATAAATTCGGAGAAGGACTAGGACCAGTTGTTCCGAATTCTGTTATTACTTGACTTAGAAAAACGGTTCCAGTAGGTAAAGTCATAGGATACTCCGAGGTATCCTATATTTATCTTACTTAAACTTAGGTCCTGATAACCAAATTACCAAGCTTCTTCTAGTGCCTTCAGTTACTGGAGTAACTCGATGTAATACCCAACTAGGAAATGCATATAACATACCTTTTTCTTTTTTAGCATTTTCAGATTCATTACCTAACATAAATTGCAAGTTCCCGCCATCATATTCACTAGGGTCACTTAATTGAATAACAACTGATAATTTTCTAGGAGAAGTATGTTGCATGCCTTTATCAATATGCCAAGTATAATGAGAATCTTTATCTCCGTAGACAGTATATTGTAAATGTTCTACAAATCCAAAAAGATCAAATTGGAAATAGCGTCCGTTCATCGGTGCTACAATATCTCTAATACGATCATAAATCCATTGTGTATCCCCATTTAGAGGTATCCAAGAAATTTTCGAGAGTCTGATGTCGGCATCTTTAATATTGCCTCCGGTAGCAGCTTCTCCTAATTCAAAAAATTTTTCTCCTAATTCGATTATTCTAGAGATTTCGTCATCATTAAATGATTTTGGTTGATAAGCAAAATTAGTTTCATTGCATGCTAAATCAGGAGCGGGAGGAAATGGATACATAGACATTTTTATTCTTTCCGATCTGTAATAATAGCGGTAGATGTTTCTCGATCGATAGTCATATATCCTTCGCAGCCTATATTCCAATCATCGTTTCCGTTAGCATCTTTACTGATCTCGTCATAACAGGGGACAGAAATTTTTAGATGTTTAAACAGAAATTCTTTTCCGTTTTCAAACACTCTCCATGCATGATCTTTGGAACCTCTACCTGTTTGACCTCTTGTTTTGTTAAAACGTATTAGATATTTGTTCATATAACAGTGGCCTCAGAAACTACTGCGGACGGTTGAGTAGGATTATAGAATACAGAAATATTAAAATGTATAAATCTAAAATTATCATCTGAAGGATTCTTTCCGAAGGAATGCGGAAGCCATGAATTCATAAACATTAGCTGTCCTTTTGAGGGAGTAAAATTAATAGCTTGACTAGCTGCTGTAATCATACAAACATTTTCTTCAGGTAATCCTGCATAGACTTTTGATGGTCGAGGATCATGTATAACAACTTTAGGACTATTTTCTGGACAATGTAAAAAATAAAATCCCGAGATTTGGCAACTATTACCATGTATATGTTGGTCCATTCCCGAGTGTTTATGATGATCTTGGCACCATAATTCATGGGTAATAGTATTATATTGATTCATTGCATGACCTTGACGTTGTAAAATCTCCCATGCTATTTGAGAAATAAATTTTACAAAATCTAATATTCGTTCGTCATTGGAAAAATTTTCCGATTGATGTACCGGATAAATCTCGTCAAGTTCACGAGATTGTTGCATTTTAGTTATATATTCGTCAGATACTTTAGAAACTGTATCTAAAAAGTTTTCTGCCATCATGGTATATATCATAGATGGAAAGTAAGCCATTTCGGCTAATTCAGGTAACGAATGCTGCGCGATATCTTCGCCAATTATAGTGGCGGCATTTGTTTTATTTGTTTTCTTTTTCATTGATTTTTCCCTATGCGCTATTATATACACGTATTTAAGAGAAAGTCAACTATATGATAGATTTATTTCCAAGTAAATCTTACAGCACCGCACCCGCCGGCTGTACCAGCACCGCCGTTACCTGTTCCGCCTGTACCGCCATGTCCTACAGTAGGAGTTAATATAGGGATAGCACTACACGCCCCGGTGCCGGCTACTGGGCCATTTCCACAATTTCCGACAGTTCCGGGACGTAAAGTACTACCTGACGGCCCACCGCCGGCAACTCCCCCCGATCCTCCCGGTGTAACGCAGCAATTACCTCCATTAGATCCGGTGTTACCACCTCCCGCATATAATAAAGTGAAGGGACTAAAAGTTCCTGCACTAACAGTCGAACTTGTTCCAGGAACTGTACTTGCACCACCGGCTCCTACAGTATAATTAAAGGTTTGCCCCCAATAATTATTATAAGGAGTTGGTAAATTTACGGTATATGATGCATAGGCTCCGCCACCACCCCCACCTCCTGCATTGAATGGTGGGGTGGTAGCTCTACTTCTACCGCCGCCGCCTCCGCCGCCCCATAATTCAATAACTACTGTACGAGTTTCAGGTGGTATGGTTACAGTAGCGGTTATCGCTGTAGTAAAAGTATTTGCCCAAGGAGTACTAGCATTATTACTAGTTCCTCTAAAAGAAAGTAATGATACAGGGTTGCTTGTAGATATAGGAGTAGTATACGGGGTAGGCCCTACATATACTCCTGAAACAATAGTTACTGATCGTTTATAAGATGATAAATTAACGGCGGTAGAAGTAGCAAATAATCCAAATTCTGCTTTTACAGCACTTAATGATGCTGTTGTATTAGAGATTGTCATCTCTTCTCTAACCTCTCAACACGTTCTGTTAATTCTTTAATTGCTTCAACCAATAAGGGAATAATTTTGTCATATTTGATACTTAAATCATCGGGCGTTCCCCCGACTGCTTCTGGTAATACTGCTTGTACGTCTTGTGCGATTAATCCTACTTGAAGATCATTTGTTTGCAAGCCTTTGCGTCTTTTAGCATAATCATTCCAGAAATACTTAATACCTTTTAATTTTTTAACAATATCTACAGCATTAGGTATCCCACTAGTGACATTTTTATATCTTGCATCTGAAGTAGCAAGAAAGTCAATAGCATACATGCTTCCAGAACCAGGATTGAAGTATATTTGGTTAGCAGTAAGTGAGGTTATCGTTGCTGTTGCTGACGCGCCTGGCGTGGTTACACCTAATACATAATAGTTAAGAGCAAGATTAGAGGTTGTTGCGTTTATTGTTGTAGCTGCGCCAGATGCTCCTGATGATCCGGTGTAACCAAACGAACCAGAATAACCTAGACCACCTGAACCGGTGTAACCAAACGAACCAGAATAACCTAAACCACCCGAGCCGGTGTATCCGATCGAACCAGAATAACCTAAACCACCCGAGCCGGTGTATCCGATCGAACCAGAATAACCTAAACCACCCGAGCCGGTGTATCCCCTGGAACCTGAATATCCTTGTAAACCAAATGAGCCGGTATATCCTTGTAAACCAAATGAGCCGGTATATCCTTGTAAACCAAATGAGCCGGTATATCCTTGTAAACCAAATGAGCCGGTATATCCTTGTAA